CGAGCTGATTATTTCGTATAATGATAAACTTTGGAAAATACGACCAGAAAGTTGCGTTTGTTAGCTTTCAGAACCTTGGCGATGGAGCTGGCGGAACAACTCCAACGGCTTCGACTGCGCTTACTACATTTGCCTCAGTTACTCAGACAAGGGCATCCAACGCTATTGAGTCTAGCGACTTGGTGTTGCCAAACACTTACCGCGTAGGCATCCAGTACCGCAATAGCTTTACGCCGACTGAAGCTTACCAAATCCTTTATCGGTCAAAGTATTACAAAATTACAGGCGTTCAACTTCTTGACGAACGCCAGCACAAAGAGTACGTTATAACAATGGTAGGCATCTAATGGCAGTAAAGGTTAAAGGATTAGACGCGGCTTTAAAAGACCTCGATAAACAAGAAGACATTGTTATTGAGGCCGTAAAGGATATTTTGTCAAGCGTTGCAACCGATATTGAAAGACAAGCCATTGCAGCTGCTCCAAGTACTTGGGAAGGCTTACCATTATCAATAAAGCAAAGAATCGACAAAGTTGTTGAGGATAACGGTTTAAGTTGGCGCGTAGGCGTACAAAGCGGCGACCCAGACTTTGAGATTGAGGCTTGGTTGGAATTTGGCACGGGATTAAGTGCGCGAGAAATTTTGTCTAATCCTCAATATACGCAAGAAATTAGAGACGTTGCAAGGCGTTTTTACCGAAACGGACGCGGACGAATTATTGGCCAACCTTATTTGATGCCAGCCTTTTTAAGAAATACGGCTAACTTAGTGGATGAAATTGAAAAAGAAATAAACAAGGATTTAGGATGAGAGAAATAGCTACAAACATACGAACCGCAATTTTAGCTGAAATTTCGCCTTTAATAGTTGATGGCGTAACTATTCCTGTTTTTGATACTTTTTTACCTCCAACTGTTTCGCCAGCTAGTTTCATGGGTGGACAAGCGTATGTTTTAATTACCGACCAAAACGAAGCTGAAACAACTAATAACGATTGCTCAATTAGACAAACGGCAACCGTATCGATTAGCATTATAACCAAATTTCCGCAAGGCTCTGGAGGCAAAAGGGCAAGCGAAACAATTAGCAACGTTATTCAGTTAGCTTTGACGATTGATAATTTAGTTTTACCAGCTGATTTGCAATTAATAAACTTACGCAAATCCTTTTCGCGTACACAAATCGAGCAAGGTACAAGCCAAATCGGTTATCAAAAAATTATTGGTTATACGCTCGATATTTTCCAAGTATCTTAATAAATAAAAATTTCTGTATATTTGTTAAAACGAATAAGCTATGGCAACTTACCAATTAGGAAATTTCTTCACATTTGAGTGGAACTCGCTTCCGGTCGTGTGTAAAACCTCCGCCTCAGTTTCTATTTCCAATGAATCCGTAACCGTTCGAAACGATTGTACCGGTGATTATGGCGTTAGACTTGAAGGCGGTGACAAATCTGGCTCCTTTTCTTTCTCTGGAGACCTCGATTTTGCTTCAACTGGAGCCTCTAACCTTTCAGCTTTTGACCTAATGGAAGACATTGGGAAAGTATTTGAATTGGTTTTTGGAGGTACTGAATCAGGCGACAAAATCATTACTGTTGACGCGCAACTTAACTCAATTGAAATTACTGCGGAAAGAAACTCTCAAGTATCTTTCTCTGGAACTTTCGACTTTGCTGGCGCTCCAACAATCACGGTAATACCAACCTAAAACAAATATATGGCTAAATACCATTCAGCTCCCTACAAAGAGGGAGAGATTTTCTTTTACCCAAATTTGGGCGCTTTGGCCAACTTTGAGGATTTTACAGGACAAGGAATTGCGGACGCATTTAGCGGCCAATCAATACCTAAAATCGAAATGATTTACGCCCTATTAATTGAGTGCCACAAAGTAGCTTGCGTTCGCAAAGGAACTAATCCAGTAACATTGGAGGAGTTGAAGATTTGGATTGAAGGTAAAGACGTAATGAAGTTATTTAATGAAGTTTTGGCGGATTTGTTGCTGGAACTTGGAATTGGTGAAACCCAAGAAAAAAAAATTTAACTGAGTACCAAGAAGACGAAGAGGAAGTTTATTCCGCGAGAGAAAATTTAATGCTGATTGTAGGGCGAACAAAAATCCCTTACAATCAGCTTTTTGCTTTATCACGGAAAGAAATAAAGGCGCTAATTAAGGGCCACGAAATAGACCAAAAGGATTTTATCGAATCTATGCGAGTTCACGCGGTTATCGGATTGCAACCGCATTTAAAGAAAGGCGCTAATATTTCGCCAGAGAAAATTTGGCCTTTACCTTGGGATAAAACTTTAAAGCCTTTCCAATCCACAGAGGGCGACTTTGCTAAAGCGAAGAAATTGTTGGAAATTGCATCTAAACTAGAGAAAAATGGCAAATCCAAGAATAGAGGTTGAAATAGGCGCAAATGTAGCTGGTTTAACCGCTGGAGTTAATACCGCAACCGGACAACTTGATAAGTTAGGTAAAGCAGCACAAACAACGGCTCCTCAAGTTCAAAAACTAGCACAAGCTACTAGCAGTTACAATTCTGTAGGAGTTGACTTTGCAAGAATTATTCAAGATGCGCCATTTGGAATTATTGGCGTAGGTAACAACATTACGCAATTGGCTGGCTCTTTTCAAGTATTAAAAAATCAAACAGGCTCAACCGGCTCTGCGGTTAGAGCGGCTTTAGGGTCAATTTTAAGCTCTGGCAATGCCCTAGTTTTAGGTATTTCTATTTTAACGACTGTTTTTACGGTTTTACAACAAAAAGGATTTTTTAAAACAGAGGAGGCAGCTAAATCCTTAAATGAAAGACTTGAAGAATATAAAGAAAATTTAGATGGAATTTCCAAGGCTACTTTGGAAGGTCAAATTAACGCTCAAAAGGAAATTTCAAGTTTTAAGAATTTAACCATACAAGCGGAAAATACAAACTTAACTTTGAACGAAAGATTAGCCGCAGTTGAAAAGTTAAAAAAAGAATATCCAAAATACTTACAGAATTTAACAGACGAACAAATTTTAACTGGTAACGTTGGCGAAGCTTATAAGTCTTTAACCAATGATATTTTGGCATTGGCTAAGGCTAAAGCATTTTCAAATCAAATTGATAAAAATAGCGCTAATATTTTAACTCTTTTATTGGAGGAAGAGCAAAGAGGTATTGAAATTTTACAAAAAAGAGCTGACCTTGAAAAAGCTAGAGCTGAAGACGAACAAAGAAGAGCAATTGGAGCCGCAGCCGGTGGATTTGGTTCGGCTGCTATTTCAGAGGCAACAAAGGTTGAAGGTGAGTTAAATGATTTAATTAATTTAACTATAAGTAGCTCTAAGGAAAGAAATAGATTAACAACAGAAAATTTAAAATTAGAATCTTTATTAGTTCAAGAAAATAGTAAAGGAGCTTTATTTGTAAAAGAAAAAGTTGAACAATCAACCAAGGAACTTGAAAATAATAAAGAAATTAAAAAGACACTTGAAGAAATTCAAAATATCAAGTTTACTTTTCCTAAAATTTCTTTTGATATTCCTAAACAAAGTTTTGGAGGTATTGACACAAAAAACATACAAAGCCAAATTCAAGGATTACAGGCTTTGCAAGCTCAGTTTCAAGGTACTGGCGTAACTATCCAACAGTTTTACGCTGCAATTGCAAACGGAGCGGCCGAAGGTTTTAGCTCTTTAGAATCGTTTACTACTGCTTTAGGAGAAACTCAAGTTTTTATTGAAGAGACATTTAAAATATTAGAGCAAGGCGCTGAAAATACTTTAGGGGACGTTGCTTTTGCAATTGGAGACGCTTTAGCAAGTGGCGGAAACGTAATAAAAGCAGCTGGAGCCGCTTTACTTGGAGGATTAGCTGGTATATTAAATCAACTTGGACAATTAGCCATTGCGACTGGTTTAGCAGTAGAAGGTATTAAAAAGGCTTTACAAACTCTTAATCCAGCGGTTGCAATTGGAGCTGGTATTGCTTTGGTTGCTTTAGCTGGTTTTGTTTCAAATAAAGCAAAAAGCTTGGGCAGCGGCTCAAAAGGAGGGGGGGGTGGGGGTAGCTCAGTAGGCTCCAGCGGTGTTGGAGGTGGCTCTAGCTTTGTAGGTGGTGGCGCACAAGGCGGAATGTTTGCAACGCAAAGAGATTTGAACGGCGAATTGGTAGTTAGAGGCCAAGACTTGGTTTATGTATTTGGACAAGCTAGTAACAGGATAAATAAAGGATAATGGCAAACGATTATAGGCTTTTACTAGCCGTTCGCGAAGGACTTGGCACAATTACAGTTAATGGAGTTGCGCCAGCTGAATTCTACACAGAGGGCGACGTTCTAACGATTGCGGTTGCTCCAGATTCTGGATTCCACACGGCAAAGTGGTATTCTTTGCCTGGTAATACTTTATTATCTCCTCAACTTTCGTTTAGCTTTACGATGCCGAGCCAAGATACCAAGGTTTACACGGTTTTAACTGGGCAAAACGTACCGATTAACACTTATGGATTAAAATACCAAGGCGGTTATGCGACAAATTATGGCGGTAACGTTTGGGATTTGCAAATACAAAAACTTGGCTATTCTGGTGCCGTTACGCCGCTTGAAATCAACGACATTACTTACAACTGGGGCAACACAGGAAACGACCCAACAGAGACAATTATAGGCTCCTCAATTGACTTTACAATCGCTGGAGAGACTGGAGATTTCAACGAGTTTTTAGTTGGTGGAAATAGGACTTGGAAAGTTGTTTTAAATCAAGTTGGAGATAATAACGATATTACAGATTGGAATGGAGTTTCGGTTACAAATGGATATAAAGATATAGTTTATGGTAATGGGATTTTTGTGGCCACGTTTGGGCCATTTTTAGCCTATTCATTGGACGGAATTACTTGGGTTGAGACAATACCTGTTGGATGGCAAGCGAACGCCATAACGTACGGAAATGGCTTATTTGTGGCCGTTGGTTTTGCGGTTGTTAGTGGAACGCCTACTGCTTTTGCTTATTCGTCAACTGACGGAATAAACTGGACAAGTAGAACTCCAGCGGCAAATAATAATTGGGTATCAGTTTCTTTTGGTAATGATTTATTCGTTGCGGTAGCTTCAAGTGGTGCAAGCAATAGAATTATGACCTCGCCCGATGGAATAACTTGGACTGCAAGAAATAGCGGTATTAATCCAAATTTTACTGGCGTTGCTTATGGTACTGGAATTTGGGTTGCAATTTCTGACGCTTCAACTGGCGGTACTACATTTACATCATACGACGGATTTACTTGGGATGAACAAGCAACTGCATTTGGTCAAAAATCTATAATTTACGCTAATGGTTTATTTACTACTGGTAATTTTTATTCAGTAGATGGATTAACTTGGAACGTAGTTTCTTTTGGCACTACTTGTCAAGGTCTTGCTTATGGTAATGGTTATTTTGTTGCGGTTACAAATGGCGGAACTAATAGAATTTTATATAGTACGGATGCAATTACTTGGACTGCAATACCAGCGGCTTCTGTTGCAACTTTTGTTGGAATAGCATTTGGAGAAAATACATTTGTTGCGGTTGCGGATGGAGGACCTACAAATCGAATAAACTACCTTTTATTTGAAGGAATCCAATCTTTCTTTACCGGCTTTATTGCGCCTGACTTTATAACAAGTCCATACAGTAGCGGAAACAAGCTCTTTCAATTTACGGCCATTGACGGATTAAAAGGTTTGGATTCCATTAGGTCAAACTTTGCAAGCTGGCCAGACCCACGAACTCAAGCGCTTTCCGCGGTTGTTGGAGGTTTAAACCAAAGCTTTGTCGATAAAAGAGACGTTTTTGTTGGCGTGAATATTCACGAAACTAGAATGAACGATACTATTTCGCCATTCAGACAATTTAACGTCCCTTTAAATGCTATTTATACCGATGGAGAAACGGCTAAGTTTTCCAACGGCGTAAGGATTGAAAACGAGCAATTGTATTTAAAAGATACCATTGAGCGAATGGTTAATCCTTTCTTAGGCCGCGTATTTTTGTGGAGGGACAAGTTTTATGTTATCCGCCTAAATGAATATAACCAAATCAGTTATAAGGCTTTTACGTTTGACCCTAACCAATCTCTTTTACTTAGTGAAACGATTATAAACGGCGACGATATTAACGCGGATATCAATAGACCAGAGGAAACGGCGCGAAGAGTATTTACCGAGTTTAACGCTTTTCTAAACCTTGGTATTTTGGACAAAGATTCGCAAGGCGGTGTTTTTGATGCCAAGTTTGAATCGACAGAATGGAATTTTAATAGCTCCGCTTCGCCTTACCCAAACACATACCAATTAACGCTTTGGGATTACCATAACGCGATTCCTAGCTTGCAACCGTCTAGCGTTCCAAGTGGAGCTACTGCTTTGGTTCAATACGTTGCCGATTCTAGCGGTGAATATTGCCAGATATGGACAACAACCACAACGGCTGGCGCCAGCGACCCAAATATTAGCTGGATTTCTGCGAATACGAATAGTACTGGCGGAGCGATTACAATAGCGCAAGAAACGGCCAATACAATTTCTTTGACCTTTGAATACATGGTTGAAAGAGTTGGTTCAGCTTTCCCTATTACTCCAGCCGGTGGAACGCATTCCGTTGGCTTAATGGTTAAAATTGGTAATCAGTATTTATACAGAGATACAACGACGACTTTTGATTGGACGGCAACGCCTACTGTAATGCAATTCGCGGTTACGGCTGGCAGCGTTTGGAATAGCATTGCAATTAATAACGTTTTAGTTCCAGTAGACGGCGAAGTTGAAATTAGGCTTTATCAATTGATTTGTAATGGAGGCACGGCGAACAGATACGTTATACGTTACGATAACATTTCTTTAAAGATTGAAAAAACGGACGGCCTTTCGCTTTCTAAATTGGGAGTAAAAGCGGTTACCGGTTCTCCTTACGCAAACGTTCACCCAGATTACAATACATACATTGGCGACGCAATAACTAGCAACTCAGCTTCGGCAATTCAGTTGCTTACGGCTGGCAATCCTGTTTCGGAGTTATGGAGCCGAGATGGAGTAGAAACCTTACCTTTGTTAGATATTATCGTGCAAGAATTGGCTAACTTGAAAGGGCGAACCAATTACAGAATTATGGCAACTTTGGAACGTAGACCAATCGAACCTTGGCGCTCCTTTTTATTCAACGGACGTTATTGGGCGCTAGTTAGCTACCAACTAAATTGCAGAACAGGAACGGCGCAAATTGAACTTTACGATTTAGGAATTGAACCAACGACATAAATGGAAGACGTAAATATTAGCAAATACAGAGCGAGCGTTGTAAGGGAAGGAAGCAAACCAGCTTCCCCCGGCTTTGTAGTTTCTGAGGGACAAAGTCCAACCGACCCGGCTGGCAGCGGCCAGAATCATTTACCAGTAACAATTACTCCGGAAGCTACTGGTTTATCAATTACTGAAAATCAAGTTTTAGGAGGCGCTGGAACGGTTGCGCAATACATTCGAGGCGACGGCTCTTTGGCTGATTTCCCAGAGTCTAGCGGTGGCGGTTCGTCAGTTAGTTACTATTTGAATGGCTCAGTAAACCAAGGAACAATTGGCGGCGTTGCTTATAAGGAATTAAACAAGGTTCCCATTTTGGGAGCTGGAACGCAGTTTACTATTTCCGCGGATGGCTATATTGCTTCTTTTTTAACCGATGCTGGCGACCCAAATTTGCTAGAAATTCCCGGAGGTAACTGGAACTTTGAAACCTATTTTAGCGCGTCAAGTAGTGGAGGTACTCCAAACTTTTACGTTGAGCTTTATAAGTACGATGGCACAACATTTACTTTAATAGCGTCTAGCAGTTCGGCGCCTGAGTTAATTGCATTTGGCACAACTTTAACGCCTTACTTTTCTAGTTTAGCAGTACCTACAACAACTCTTGCTTTAACTGATAGATTGGCCGTTAGATATTACGTTAACCATTCTGGTCGTACAATTACGATGCATACGGAAAATAATACCTTATGCCAAATAATTACCACGTTTACGACTGGTTTAACGGCTTTGAATGGGTTGACCGCTCAAGTGCAAAACTTTGCGGTTGGAACTACAGGAACGGACTTTAACATTGCGAGCGCAACGGCTACGCATACGTTTAACTTGCCTACTGCAAGCGCTACAAATCGAGGCGCTTTGAGTTCTGGCGATTGGACGACATTTAACAATAAGCAGAATGCGCTAGGATTTACGCCAGTTCCAGAAACTCGTACAATTACCATTAATGGAACTACTCAGGATTTAAGCGCTAATAGGACTTACAACGTTGGCACGGTTACAAGCGTGGCGGCTTTGACTTTAGGGACAAGCGGTACGGATTTATCTAGTACGGTTGCAAATGGCACGACAACGCCAGTAATAACGCTAAACGTACCTACTGCAAGTGCATCGAATAGAGGTGCATTAAGTTCGGCGGATTGGTCTACATTTAACGGCAAACAGAACGCTTTAACGCTTACAACTACTGGCTCAAGTGGCGCGGCTACTTTGGTAGGTAGTACCTTAAATATTCCAATTTACTCGCCAGATTTAAGCGGCTACGTTCCAACAAGTAGAACGATAACTATTAACGGAACGACTCAAGACCTGAGCGCAAACCGCACGTTTAACGTGGGAACGGTTACCTCTGTCGGCTTATCCTCAGCAACTAGCGGCGTAACTATTGGCTCTACTCCAGTAACTGGTAGCGGAACAATTACGCTAGCAATTGCAACGGCTAGCGGCTCTCAAAACGGCTTGTTATCAAGTACCGATTGGACAACGTTTAACAACAAGCAAAACGCTTTAACTAACCCTGTGACAGGGACAGGAACGGCAGGACAAGTTGCTTATTGGTCATCATCTTCTGCAATAACAGGAGAGTCTAATTTATTTTGGGATGCTACTAATGATAGGCTTGGGATTGGTAATGCTAATCCAGGTTACAGTCTTGATGTAATTGCTCCATCTGCTACTGATTCTAATATATTCAGAGCAGGAATGTCAGGGATAAGTAATGGATTTACTGTCCAAAGAGTATCTAGTAATTTTAGATATACTTTTTTAGATGGGAATGTTGGGATTGGTACGAATGGACCTAGTGCTATGCTAACATTGCTAGGACTTACTCCATTTATTAGAATTGAAAGAAGTGGAGTTAACACTTGGCAAATTCAGAACAACAACAATGTCGGTACAATAACAGGTTTTTCAATAAACAATGTAACGGCAGGAACTACACCTTTCTTTATTAACCAAGATACTGGGAACTTATTACTTGGTGCAACTGCTGATAACGGTTTCCGACTAGATGTCAACGGAACAGGGCGGTTTAGTGGGAATGTTTCTTTACAAAATGCAGCTTCTCCAAGAGTTTCTGTGGAAGGAAATACATCAACAGGATTCCCAGGATTTAACCTTAGTAATACCACTCAAGGATACGAGATAATTGTTAGAGGTAATATTTCTAATACTTTTCAAATAAGAAATACAACTGCCTCTACTGATTTAGTAACTATTACTTCATCAGGTAACCTTGGCTTAGGAGTTACACCGAGTGCGTGGTCGGTATATAGAGCATTCCAATTAGGTACAGGAATAGCAGTAGGTGGGTTAATGGGAAGAACAGATGGTGTAAACGAAATTAACTTTGGACTGAATTGGACTTATACAGGTGGTGCTTCATTAACATATATAGCATCAAGTTTTGCTACAAACTACTACCAAAAAGAAGGCACACATATTTGGCAAACCGCCCCATCAGGAACGGCTGGCAATGCTATAAGCTTCACCCAAGCGATGACATTAACCAGCGGAGGCAACCTCCTTGTCGGCACAACCTCAGACAACGGAGCAAGATTGCAAGTTAGTGGGACGGCTGCTATTGGTGCGGGTACACAAGGGATAAATACTGACGCTGACCTAACATTAAGAGAAGGTGTTGCCTTTGTAGGACTTGATTTTAAATCAGCGAGAACATCTGGAAATGTAGGAGGATTAAGATTTTACAATACAAGTAGCGATTCTGTTGCAATTGCTCAACAATTAATTGAAACTGATGGAAAGTTTGTTTTTTATAATGGTACATCAGGTGCAGAGGCTAGAGTAACAATAACCTCAGGCGGCAACGTTGGGATTGGGACGGCTAGTCCAGGTACAAAACTTTCTGTATATGCCAATAATCCAACAACAGGTATTATATTTGAAATTTTTAACAACGCAACTTCCTCTCAAACAGGTGCGATAATGAAATTTACCCAAGAGTCTGTTGCTGATTGGGGAATAGGTCAACCCGCAGGAACTAATGCTTTTGCTTTTTGGTCAGGAACTTATCCAGGAAATTTAGGAACCGAACGCGCTAGAATAACCTCAGGCGGCAACCTGTTAGTCGGCACAACCACAGACAACGGAGCGAGGCTTCAGGTTAGTGGGACGGCTACGGTTAGCGGTGCTTATGGAACCTCTAGCGGTGTTTATTTATCTGGCACAACATACGGAACCTATGGCGCAAATAGAGGGGCAACTAGCGCATCGGCTGGAATGGGTTATTTTAGTGTTGGCTCTCAAAGATGGTTTACTGGCATTTATGAAAACTCAGATAACTTTGGGTTTTACTCTGTTGGGACTAATGGATTTCCTTTAGTAATTAATTACTCCAGCGGCAACGTCTTGATTGGAACGACAACGGATGTAGGTGCTAGATTACACGTTAACGGTGATATTAGAACAGCGGCGCCTAGCGGTGGCAGCGCCGTAAACTGGAAACTTGGAACGGCTAGAGGTGGAACGATAACACCTAACGCAATAGTACGCGTAGAAATTGCCGGCGTTTTAGTAGATTTGGACGCGAGATATGTATAAAATTTAAACAATCATAAAAATGAAATCAATTGAACCTATTCAAATCTGGAAAAACGGCGAAAGCCAAGAGGCTAACTTATTAAACGCCGTAATTATTAACGACAACTTGGCAACGTCTTGCACGTTTTATTATCAGCTTTGCTCAAGCGGTGAAGGTACTGAGGCAATGCCTTTAATTATCGGTCAAACGCTTGCGGACGGAAACGTTACAATGGCTGGAGACGATTATTTAAACTGGGACGATTCAAATGACCAAGCATATTCCTATATTGCCGAAAAATTAAACCTCACCATTATATGAAAGTCAATTTAGCGATTGAAATTAAAGACATCGAAGGAAACCCATTGCAAGGCGAGCCAATGCTTTTATCCAAGCTAGTTGGAAACGCTCTGTTTACCGCCGAGGAAAAAGACGACCCAATTCGCGTTTACGAGTTGGCAAAGAAAATTTACTATTCTGAGGGCGAGATTGAGATGACCAAAAGCGATGCCGATTTGATTAAGGACAAGGTAAAGGCTAAAGGCTTTACTGTGCTTGTTTTAGCGCCTTTATTTGAGGCTTTAAGCGACAAGTAAGGGTAAACCATTACCGAGAATTTAGAGGGCTAGAAATAGCCCTTTTTTTATTGCTTTAAAATGACTTATTTTTGGTAAACGAAACGCTATTAAATGAAATGAATATTTTCCAAAAGGACGAAATAGGACTACCAAGCACACTTGCGGCAATTATTGCGAACGTGTTTCAAAGTCTGGATTTAATGAACATAAATATTTTCCT